AGGGCACCTTTAACCTTTTGGACATAGACCCCATAGGTGGCCGCCAGGTCATGGGATGAGGAAATAGTCACTAAAGCCCCTGCTCCCTCTGCATTTAGACTCTCGGTAACTTTAATTGTTCCTGCCACAACTGAAATAATGGTATGATCCCCATCATTTTCGGCAGAACCTGAAACAGTAATTATATCTCCTGTTATAAGATTATTCTCTAAAAATTTGGCAGCAACTTGGGTTATGGTATCTTCGCCTTCTCCACCATCCACAAAGGCGATATCGGTTCCCGTGATCTTACTGCCGATTAAATATCCGGATTGCATATTTAAACACCTCCCACTCCCCTTAAATATTCACTTTCCTTTGGTGTTCCTTCACTTAATTTATTGTTTATGTCCTCTAAGAGTTCAAGATATTTATTGTATTCGGTATTGTCGGCAATCCGTGCATTGATTATTATTATGTCTTCCATATTATTAAGTATATCTACGGTATTGATCCTGATCGCCTGGAATTGCCCCGCCAGAAGCCCGGCTGTTTCCTCCGTTATCCCTGCAATTGCTCCGGTTAACCCTTCTTTTTTTGTCTCTTCTAATAATTCTATGCCTGCCTCTTCTAAAATTGTTGCCAGCGCTTCCCATTGTGCCTCTGCCGCCTCAATCATTTCTTGATAGGTCCCGGTCAAAGCCTCTATTTCTTCGGCTGTTAGACCGCCTGCAGCCAAAATGGCAAATTGTTCGTACCAGTCCTCAATATATTTTGTGACTATAGTCCTCTTAAAGGCATCTATGATCGCTTTTTTCATCATATCGTTAAAAGTATCGGCAAAAACTTGGGCTGAATCCATACCTTCAGCAAACCCATCAGCGATAGCATCAGCAATCGATTCGGCAGTAGTCCCGGTAAGGATTTCCTGATATTGTCGCCACAAATTGGCTATTTCTGCGTTTGCGCTTTCTATAGATGATAACCATTCATCTATCTTTTCCTGATCAGTCTTCCAGCGTTCTTCTTCAGCTGCAATCATTTCATTATATACGTCGATTTGGTCTTCGAGTAAATCGATTGTATCCTGTATCGCCTTTAGTCTTTCCGTCCCTAAAGACTGGCTCAATATATTTTGCTGTTTTTGCAGTTCAAGGGTAATTTTACGCAATTCTTCATTAAGTTCTTTTATCGTAGATTGGTAACTACTGAATATACTGAAAATACTTTGTATAATAGTGAAGATTCCACTTAAAATTCCTGCGATACCACCCGTTGAAATGCCGATTGTTATTTCACCAATTCCACTAACTATATTAGCCACATCATTTATCGTTTTTTCAAGTTCTATGTCGAAATTTCCTACAACTTCGGCCAGAGTATGCAGGGTATCGACTGTCTTATCAATTTCGTTCCTGGTATTCTCCCAAATCTGCTTTTGCGATTCAGCGATTTCTTCATTAAGCAGTATTATGATATCGGCATATTCAGAATACCCTGTTTTCATATCTTCAAGGGTTTTAATTTTGTCTTCTAGTTCTTTGTTATTTAAATTTTCTCTATATTCGGCTAATTTATCATCTACCTCTTTCTTTGCTTCGCTAAATTTAACTTCTGCTATTAGCTGTTTTTCTATACTTCTTAGCTTATCCCTTTCGTATTTAACATCGGTGAGCAATAATAACTCGTTAGTCTTTTTGTGGATCGAAACGATTTTTTCTTCCGTTGTCTGGTAAGATCCGAAGTAAGATTCTAATATTTCTCTTTTCCTTTTAGCCTCTTCTTCCTCTATTTTGGCTATTTCTTGTAGCCTGTTATTTACAAATTCAAAGTATTCTTTATAGGCTTCTGTCTCTTTGCCAAGTTCCGTTCTGGCTATTTCAAGCCTTTCTTTGTAGGCTATATCTAATTCCCCTGTTTGCCTTTCCAGATTCTCTTTGAATATAACCAACTTTGCTTCCGCTATTTCTTTATCGTATTTTTCGTTAATCTCCAGTATATTTTTGTTATGCTTTTCTACCAAATCTAAATATTCATCGGAGCCTTCTTCATAGTCTTCGATTATAGCACTGAATCTGTCTTCTTCGATTTCGAGTTCTTTTTCCCTTGCTTCGGCAATATAATTGAAATATTCTTCTTCGGCCTTTTTCCTTTTATCCGTTATCTCCTTGTTATATTCGGCTATGTCGAGCATGATTTCTTTGGTTAATTCAGCGATATCCCTATGTTCCACCAGCATATCAGACAGAAATTTACCATAATTTTTGGCATCTTCGGCTAACTGTGCATTATGTTCTTTTACATATTCTTCCCCGAATTGGCCCACAATCCTCCAGTAAGATTTATATTGATCCGCCATATATGCCAATCTATCTTTTACATCTTCAATTTCTTTATCGGTAATAGCAGGAATGATCGCGGGTTCCTCTCTGGGGGGTTCCCCTTCGGGTTTGGGAGGAGTTATGATCGGCTTGCCTCGTAATTCCTTTAATTTCTCCAAAGTTTCCGTTAAAATATTTATCCTGACTGTTGACTCATCCAATTCAAGATTTAATTTGTGTTCCTCTATGGTTACTTCCCCAGTTACCATCCCCAGGGCTTCCAGTGCTTCTTGATAAACTTCGCTTGCGTTTAATGCCGCTTCAAATATTTCTTCCCTTAATTTGTCTTGCTTGGCGGTGGTATCTATACCTATTTGCATATCTCTCTGGATTTCGCGTAATCTTTCGCCGAGGTTCCTGACAACTATCCCCGCCTTGCCTGATCCCCGGACAATTTCGTCTATTTGTTTGGTAAAATCATCAAAGGGGTATTCCCTCATTGCCTGGTAGAATTCCTCAATGAGACGAGGTCCCCCTCTCTCAATTTCTCTATACCAGAAATCTATCTCTTCTTCCAATCTTTCTAACTCTTTGCTGGCCTCATCTTCGCTCCTCTTGAATCTTGCTATCTCTATTTCCGTTCTCTTTTTCTCGGCCTCCGCTATGGCCAATTTCGATTCTATGATCTTAATGTCTAATTCCAGGGAACCCCTCTTGGCCTCGGTCAGAATATCAAAATCTCCTGCGAGATCTTTGGCAGCCTCTCCGAGAGTGGGGAAATATGTAGCCAGAGACCTCTCCGCTGCCTCCAGATTAACTGTCTCTTCTTTGGTTAATTCTGTCTTGCTTCTTAAATCTTCTATGATAGCAATTAACTCATCAATTCTTCTTTTCTTTCTTTGCAGTGTGTCAGCCAGATCACCATAAGCTCTTGCCATCCTTGAAAACTCATCGGTAGCACCGCTCATCGATACATTGATTTCACTGGCCAGATCATTCATGAATCCGAGTATACTGTCCCCCAGCGGTTTTAATTTTGCTATTACATTATTTTTTAAAATCGCTAATTGATTTTCAGTGGTCTCCATCATGATCTTGAAGGCTTCGGAAGTGGCACCAGTAGAATTTCGGATATTATTTAATTGTCTTTCAAATTCTCTTCCTTCATCGGTAGCAGTTGCAAGGAAGCCAGTAAGCCCCCTGACATTTGGGAAAAGTTCAGCTAATTTTTCTGCGTTACCTTCAGTCGCTATTAAAACACTTTGCAGGAGTTTAGCGAAACCATCCGCTTTTACTCCTGCCATGCTGAATTCAATAGAAAGTTTTTCTATCATTTTTCTGGCTTCATCAGTTGGTTTAAGTAGGGCAGTCAATATTCCACGAATTCCGGTCATCATTATATCAGTTTTCAGTGTCTTTGCGCCGGTAGAAATTATTGCCATCAAATCTTCAAATGTCAATCCAGCTTGGGCTGCAAGCCCTGTTACTGTAGTTATACTGGGACCCAATTCTGCCATTGTAGTCTTGGCATTCTTAATTGTGGTAAATAATTTATCGGATATTTCTGCAGCGGTACCGGCAGCCTTTCCGTAAGCATTCATGATCGAAGTCAGGGCATCTGCCGCGGTAAAAGTATCCGTAACGGCTGCAACGCCCAGTTCGGTAGCTACACGCAGAATTTCCATTGCTTTAGCACCATCATATCCGGCTGAAACAATCTGATAAAGAGCTTTTGACAGTCCTATAGCACTTTCGGGAACGGTTTTCGACATATCCATAATTTCTTGAGAAATTCCCTTAAAACTATTTTGAACCGCTTTTGATATGGTCTGAACTTCCTTCATTGCAGATTCAAAATTTTTAGAAAAATTATAGGCTTGTTTAATCATTTTTGCAAAGACTAAAGAAGCCCCGATAGCCAGTCCAGCAAAAACGTCCATACCTGTAATCGACCTCATAAGACCCCTTAATATTCCTTTAGCTTGCGTTGAACCTGTCTGCAATCCCGTATTATCGATTTTTGTTTGCCAATAAAGTGAACCGCCTGTTTCTAAAGCCATTTTATTTTACCTCGATAAAATCGAAATTAGATTTTTCTTTGTGTCTTTCGTTGCCGCCCAGATATCCCAGCGTATGGGCAGCCTATTATTATTCAATCCAATTCCCATATTCATATATTCCCCTGCTTTTTCATAGTTCTTTTTCTCGAATTCATAGATAGCCAGCCAGTTCAGAATTTCCGGTAGAACTATTTTTGTATTGTTAATTAATAATCGTTCATATAAACTTCCCTTTGTTTTGCAAATATTAAGTGCAATATCAAAATATTTTTTTGCCTTTTCATTATCCTTGCTGGTCCAGTAATTCCCTAGCATCAGATATATCTGAGAGATCCTGCTCGAATAATGACAGGCCTCCCTCTCTATTCTTTCCGCATTTTTTATATCATCTTTGGCCAGATATGAACCCACCAGCTTAACAAAAACTTCTAGGAATGAATTCCAGCCCTCATTATAATCTTCCTTTCTCATATTCTTGATCCATATCTCACCATAGCGAATCGTATTATCGAAATCTTTGATAATATAGTATGTCTTCACCAAGTGGGTTAAATTATGCAGGTTGTCCGGATGTTCTTCAAACTCTTTTTGGAGCATCGGCAAACTACGCGCCATTTTATTGTCTAATAGTTCTTCTCCCTTTTCCCCCTGAAAAATATATCCGTAATGATTAAAAATTATATGAGGGGCAAAAAGATAAGGAGGTTTGCAGATCGGTTTATTGTGGACGGCCTGTTCAAAATGGAAGCCCTTCTCATTTTTGAATATTCTCGGCTGCAGCATTTCCGAATATTGTTTCAAATCCCTAGTATAATAATTGTATAGGTTTATAAATACCGTTGGTTCCTTATATTTTGGGTTCAGAATTATGTCCTCTAGCAGATATAGGCATTCATGACGCAATTCTTCGTCAGCATCCATATACATAATTTTATCCCCAGTGGCCTTTCCGATCCCATAATTGCGGGCTTTGCTAAAGTCCCAGGGGATAAATTCTTTTTTATACACATTGTCGGTAAATTTTTTGGCAATATTTATCGTCCTGTCTGTTGATCCGGTGTCCACTATAACCAGTTCGGTAAGTGGTTTTATCGTTTTATCGTCTTTCATTTGAATAATAGGTAGAAAAGAATCCAAACATCTTTGTAAGTTTGCTTCCTCATTTTTAACGATCATACAAATTGATAACTTTGGTTTTTCCATTATCTCTCCTTTAAACAGCTTATGGGATTGACGCCCCAGTTCCCTTTTATATCCGGTTTATAGGGTCCGGTTTCACAAATAACCCTCGCCCTTATCTCCTTTATTCCCTTTCCGTAATCAATATTAATAAAGACATCTCTGCAAGCATCCCCCACAAATTCGATCTTGATTATTTTCCATTCTTCCAGATTCTTTAATCCAAACCAGCTTTCCAACCGCCGGGCATTGTTTTTATGAAAAGCTCCCCTCCAGGTCAATTGAGTATATTTCAACATTTTCGTCCAATCTCTTTTTTGCCAGGCAGTTAAAAATCTTCCCATTATTCTTTTTATTTTTTTATCCATAAATTCCCCCTCTTTATAGATTGATTTTAATAAATGACGTTTCCCTTTCAAATTTATCTAATTTCTTTCTTATCCCACGTGACGGATCATAATATTTATTATTATTCCAAATACACCAATGTTTATTCTTATACCCAGAGTAATGAATAGTGACTATACAGATTTTTGGTTTATTATTGTTTTTTATCCTGACAGCTTTATTACTGCAGGATATTCCCCTTTTTTGTAAGGCATAATATAATGTTTTTGTGCCCGTTTTGCCCCTTGAATTAAATAATTTTATTGATTCATCAAGGGATATCCCAGCGATCATTGCCACGCATGCCTGGCCACACAGATTTGAATTATCGGGTTGTCTGATTAAATTAATTGTCATAATAACCCTTTCAATTCATTTATATCTTTAATTTCCATATCGCTTATTTCTTTCTTTTTTTGTTTTTTGGGATCATAGCTAGGAATACTACTCATCAGCATCGCCAGGTTAGTATATGAATAATTCCATAAGATATCCCTCATGGACATCCGGGGAAAATAATGCATCAATCCGCCGATTATTCGCCAGGGGTTGCCTTTTTCTTGGTCTGCAGAAGGTTCATCCCCTTTATCGAAACTAAAGACGCCAAAAAAGGGTTTACATCCATTTGCTGAACTATTACAGTCATTAGCTTCAACCCCTCCTTCGCAGTCAGATTTTCATTCAGGAATTTAATTAATCTTTTTGATGGTTCTTTTTCGCTATTAACAATTCCATAGGCAATCATCTTGATCATTTTGTCTTTATTCTCGATTATATTCTTTGCCCCCAGGTCTAAAAGATTGATTTCCTTCCCCTCGTTTTTCATCGCCCCAACTAACTCATCGGTATCTAAATCTAATAAAATTTTACTGATTTTTAATAGAGTCCCCATTTTAATAGGGTAGATAACGAATTTTCTTTTAGAGGGGGTTAAATTAAGTTTATTAAGTATGTTTTTATTTTGGACGGTAATTGTAAAATCAACTCCCTTTTCGAGAATTGAATCTATGGCGTCCTGGCGGATCTTATTATTTTTGTTATCACTCGGGGCCCCGAGCTTATCCTTTATTTCTTTTTTTTTATTTTTTTTCGGCATATTTCACCCTTCTCAAATTATACCCGCCCTAATAATATTTCTACATAGAGCGGGTAATAAAGAATCCTTATTGGACTGTCATTACAATTGGAGAACCAGTGCTTGGTAATAACACATCAGCCGTGAATGTGATCTGTCCCGATTCGGTCTTGGCAAATCTCAATTCCCCGCCAGCATAGAGTGAAGCTCTTTTTATTTCGAACTTTAATTGTTTGTCATTTATCTTTTTAGAAATAAGTTCAAAAGCCCTTTCGCTTATCACTACTGCCGTAGTAGGAGCTGTCCAGATGGTTGCACCACTTGCGGCACCCCCAAAGGCATCTTCCAGTATACTTGGTCCCATATCCCTTGTAGCGAATTCTATAGTCTTTTTGCCTGCGGTGATTATTTGTATATCAGGATATTCAGTTTCCTCGCAGAATAGATCGGCCACTGAAGGAGCATTAAGCACAATATGCGCACTATCGGGGACTATGTGTTGCACAGTAACAAGGGTTGTAAGAGATGGTCCTATTTTTATTGATTCTAATCCTATCAATCTTATATCACTCATTTTATATTACCTCCAGTAATTTATTTTTCTATAAAACAGCTTATTCTCAAGTTAACGTATGACATTGATTTTTGGTCAACGTCCTGTATTAATATTTGATTCACAATATCAAAAACATAATAATTTGAAGTATTATTATATTCCTCTATTACCTTCGCCACCGCATCGATAGTCGCCTTTAATTTTGTTATATCGGGGATCCCATTGTTAAAATTTTTGCAATAGCAATTGATCATAAAGGTAGCATCGTTTATTATTTCATCTCCGACATAGTTAGATAAAGGAATGATTACAATATCCTGTAATTCGGAATTTAAAGGCTTTTTATTTCTATAAATTCTACTGCCATCGATTGTATCTATAATCAAAGCTGTATTAAGCATAGGATATAATATATCGTTTATATCGAATGTCGTTTTCATAAACTATATTCCTTTATCTTTAATTTTAAGAGGGCTTTTGCTGCTGGCACGCTTCCGGTAATTACATCATACCCCTTGCTTTCAACCGCTGCGGCATATTCCATGCCCGCAACTACGATTAAGACAAAACCCTTTTTGTTTTCCCTTAATACTTCATCCGCTATCTTTTTCGCCTGGGCTCTGCCTTCGGCCTTCCCCTCTATGTTTTCCTGAATAATATTTCCATCCCGGGCAATGATATATCCGATTGAACTTCTTAAGTTTCCGGTCTGGTCTTTATATGTTCTTATAGTTCTGGCATCGTTGACAAAATTTTCGCCCACCATGGCCAGGGTCCAGATGATCCTTTGCTCTATACTGACTGTAAATCTGTTTATTC